TCATGCTACCTCCTCGCGTAGTTTTTTAACATGGTCAATCCAGCTATCGATTACATCCCAATTAAGGCCTACTTCGCTATCGTGATACTTATTCATTAGGCGCAATACTTCCCGCGCCTCTTCATCTGTGATCTCTTCAGCCTCATCGCTATCGCTACCTTCTACAATATTTGCTTGCGTATGGACATCTGATATATGCCACCATGATGCTATCCAATCAGGATCAAAGGCGCGCTTAACTGCTCCTTCGGCTTCGGCCTTAGTTACCCCTTTTGGCAAATCTACTTCAATCATTGTTTTCATAGTTTTTTCCTTTAATCATGGCATCTGCATACTCGTAAGATTTCTTCGTTACCTCATCAGGATTAGTAATGTTCCATTGTCCTGTAAGAATTGCTTGCATCGCTTTTGAGGCAAAGTAATCTCTCAAATTCATGCCGTTATGCTCCTCATTAAACTGAGGGTTATATGGAAATGCTTTCATTCTGCCTCCTCCTCATTCGCGACATAAACTTCTTCGTAAATTGATTTAATAACTTCACCTTCATGTTCATCAGCGCAGTATTGAATTACATCTTCAACTGTAAATTGGCCTACATGAATCACTCTGCCCGAAACAAATTCGACCATGTAAACATTTTCAAAATCTGAGTCATAACTCATAATTCCTCCACTTCATAAACTTTCCAATCGCCTGATCCATCTAATTCTTTAAAATCTCCACCATCGAGATCTCTAGCAACATCCCAAGCATCTTCATCATCTTCAATTTCAAACTCGCACTCTAAATCGTAACTAATCGTGGCATAGGCCTTATATTTTTTCATTTTCAATCTCCTCTTCATCAGGTTCATCATCAAACATAAAATAGGGTATCTCTACATCACTACCCTCAAATGGCACTTCGGTAATAAAGTAATTAAGTCTATTAACAAAGTGATAGCCATTAGTAATCCACAAATTTCCGCTATCACCTTCAATCAGAGTCCAAACTCTATTAGGTTCAGTCGCGTGTATAGAGCGCACAAACTCCAACTCTTCCCCGTAGGTTTCAAACTTGTCATTACCCTTATCTATATGGTTCTCAATAGGCCGATACTTGGCCTCCCATGCGTTTAGTTCATCTTCCCAATCTAAGTTATTCATTTTCATGCTCCCAAATCTTCAATAACAAGTTCAAACTCTTCCTCTAAATCCTCAATCTCTTCTTCGGTTAAGTTCTCATGGCATGGTGTTAGGTCATAATCCCACCCGCCTTTGCCTTCATCATCCATGTCATACCAATAAGCAACTTCAATCTTCGTGCCATCTACATCAACAATCCAAGTCGCGTTTACTGTCTTTGATACCAATACAGGGTCTTTGATCTTAAGCATTTTCAATCTCCTTTAATTCAAAAGAAAAAACATCATCTACATCATTAAGCCATTCGATAAACTTCTCTACACTTACAATCGTGAAGTCCTCTCCTGTTTCGTGGTTGTGAATACTGATATATTGCTCAAGCATTTGATAACTCCTTTATGTGAATTTGCATCGTGCTGGGTGAAAAACTTGCGCCTGACCATATCTTGCAGTTGTAAGACATATAGCCTACGATCTCGCCATCGCGCATCAAGGCGGGATTCATCCAATTACCCCCGCCAATATCGTTATCGGACTGCCATGAGCGCACCTTGTCTATCAACTCCTTAAAGGTAGTCGCCTTGATGGTCTTAACTCTTACCCCGTAAGGGGGTTTGTTCGGGTCTTGTCCATAATCAGGATTCCCGCATACTTCAGTTTTTAATTCAAACATTTTTAGCCTCGTGCTTAGTGGTTAATATCGTTTACCATCTTCGGTAAACTCGTATTCGTTAATGGTGATGTTTTCATCTACTGATTCATCGGTGTATTGGTATTCCCAATCCTTCTGAATGGACATAATCGCGCTATCTATTGCGTCATTAAAGGCCTTTAGTGGATCGCCCGAATCCTTCCAGACCTCGTAGAACTCGCGCCATAGATCAAAATCAAGGTAATAACCCTGTTGCATCTTATCGGGGTCGTGATCTTTTAACTTTAGGCCTCTAAAGTGTTGGCCTTCTGCCGTTGTAGTCATCCAAGAGTTACAAAATGCGCCTACCTCGTAATTCTTAATCCCTACATTAAAGTGATTACAGAATTTTTTGATAGAAGACAAGCTATCTTCCCACCAAAAATATTCCATACCATCGCGATACCATTCACGCGCCTTATCTTTTGCGTCATCATTTAATTCGTGAAATAGGTAAATCTTCTCTTCTACTACTCGCATAATTAGCCTCGTATTAAGTGGTTAAAGTGGTGATAACTTGCTTACCCTGTAATTCGCATAGGTAAACTGATACCTCATAAGATTTCTTGGCCTTAAACTGCGCGCTGGCCTTCTGTTGTGCCTCATAACTTGTATTGGCATACACTTCGATTTGTTTGCCCTTGTATAGGGCTATATATCCGTTCATTTTGGCCTCGTTTTTAGTGGTTTACAGTAGTTCCTACACCACCTAAGCCAAAATGCTCTATGGTGCAATCGCAGTCAAAGCTCCTGTTATCGTTTACTAGCCTTCGGGCAAGTCTGAGAGCGCGCTCTTTATCCCCTTCTATGCGCGTGTCATAGGAAAATGCCCTTAATAACTTAGCACCCGAATAAACTCCATAAGATAGCGTCATGTTGTGGCCTCGTTTTCAAGTATTGGATTTATGCGATAGCGCACAATTTGCTCGTCACCTTCTAATTGCTCTTGGATTGCGTTAAGAATCCAATTATTTTCGAGAATATAACCCTCGTCATCTAGGTTGATCTCTATTTCTAACTTATATGCTCTCATTGTTTGGCCTCGTTTTAAGTGCTAATAATTGTTGTTTATAAACTGCGTCATGTGATCTATCGCGCTATCAATGGACATCGTTTTAACAGCGCGCCTCAATTCGTCTAAATAGGCCTGATCTTCCATAAGTAAATCAATGCTTACAGTTGAATTCATAGCTACTACGCTAGTAATAAAAGCGGGTGCGGTTGCGTGTTTCATTATTCGGCCTCGTCATCTCTATAAAATACAGAAAAGCCTTGATCTGATTCGACAATGATCGAACCCTTTTCAATGTAGTATTGCTTGAAAATACCCTCTTTAAGGCCTTGATCTACGGCTAAAAGGGCTTGATTAAAAGGGCAATAGGCAAGGCCATGCTGTTGCATTTCTTGGAGTAGGCTCATTGTGTGGCCTCGTGTTTAGTGGTTGGGTTTATGCTCACTTCCCAAAATTCAGAAATAAAGCGCAAATTAAGCATTTTTTTAGGAAAATCCATACCTTCGGTTTCCCGTAAACAATTAAAATGCTCTAATATTTGGGCGCATGTTGGCGGGTTGTCATAAGACCATGAGCAAAATCCAGTCCCTTGTAAGCAGTCAATTAGATAGGTTCTCATGCGATAGCCTCGTTTAATGGAATATTGTCTAAAGTTGTTATCCAAGTCCCGCGCTCGCCATGCCACGCGATAGCGGGTAGGTCGCATTTATACATTTTGCAGACTAGGTCAATTTCCCCTAGTGTTTGCTTATCGTTACATAACGGCAAGCCCTGATAAATCAGGCGCAAGCCGTTGCGGTCTATTGATAGTGTTATATCTTCGGTTTTCATTTAAACCCTTTCTATGCTTAAAATTGATCGTTCGGGAGCGCGCTCTACTGTTAGCACTTGCCTAATGGCCTCTTGTATTGTGTGCGCGTAAACTTGAAGGGATACCCTTCCCGCGTCATGGCTTAGAGTGATTTGGAAAATAAAGGGGTGATTCATGCTATCACCTCAAAATATTCTTGATCTATCCACTCTAAAAGATCTAGCGGGTTATTTTTTAAATCAAGGCCGTTATAATTTATCCATTGGTCGGAATGGTCGCGGTTGATCTCTTCTAAAATTTCGCTATTACTTAATTCTTTCCCGCTAAATCTATCTATTATTTTCATGCGGTGGCCTCTTTAATTTGGTTAATAATTTGCTCATGGTTGCTAGAGCGTGGCGCGATCAGGGCATAGTATTTCTTGCCTATGCGCGCTATCCATTCATGTAAAACCCCTGTTAATGGCTCGCTTACATAAAATGACTCGTAATCGTGGCCTCGTGTCCACTTGCAAGGTGGGAGAACTTCGAGCATTTCCCAATAAAAGGCCTCGCTCACCTCAATAGGTTTCATGCCGTTGTTGGCCTCAATAGCGCGATAATCGGAAAATCCCGCATTGTTTAGGTTCTGTCTGTCGGTCATGCTGTGATCTCCTCATTAAGTGCGTTAATGTCGCGTATCAGGCCGTTTAAGTTATAGGTGCAAAATACAATCCCGCCACCATATTGTTTATTGTGGAATTTCCGACCATAAAAGGGCGCACCTTTAGCGCGTGACAATGCAAGGTTATATTTTTGCGTGACAAAATCGGGCGCGGTGCGTGGTATTTCGTTATCCCCTACAAAGTGTAGAAAATGGATAACATAGCGCGGGTTGCCGTTGATGTCGTTATTTATGCGGGTAAAGCTGTCTTGATCTACCATGATCTAAATTCCTAAAAGGTTGATAAGTTGGAAGCCCAAGTAAAAGCCCATAAATGCAAGGCAAACCACAAGGGCGATATTAAAAAGGTAATCTAAGCGTGGAAACATAAAAGGCCTTTATAGTGTTGGTTGATCTTGTTTGATCTGAAAAGTAAAGCCCATATTCTTAGCTAGTGCGACAGTTCCCGTTGTAAGGGTTTTAGTGCCAGCGATTCGGGCAAGATATTGCGCGACATCGTTTACAGGGTAAATTGTCTTATTGCCGTAAACTTCGCGGATTTCTACTATTGCGGTATTGTTCATTTTTTAATGAGGCCGATTTCTCGGCCTATCCTTTCTTATTCGTCAAAGTCTTCTAGATCATCGGAATAATCGGCCAGCATAGATAACAGGCCGTCATAGTCTTCACTCTCACCAAGTAGATCAGCGATTGCAAATACATCAGCGCGAGCAATCCCATAATCTTCAGCAAGTCCTAATAAATACTCTTTGCGTGTCATGTTATATAACTCCCTATCAGTTTGACTGGTTTAAAAAACGACATACTTTTTCGACTTCATCTTGATACTTAAACAGTCCCATTACTTCACCATTCTCATCAATGATTGAGTAGGGCATGAAATCTTCTATGCCTTCATACATAGCAACATATTTAGTGTTTACAGTTTCAAATACAATAAACATAATTTTTACTCCCTAGCAGTTGCGAAACCCTTATATAATAAGGCCTCGCGGTTAATAATCATAGTAGGTATAAAGCTAATTAGTCACCTACTATATGCGTGATTTTAGGCCGTTATACTTGCTTGTCAAGTGTTTTTATCATTTATTTACTTATGACATACCCTTAATGGTTTACCCTTAGATATCAGGGTATCAATGGCGCGGGCAAGGGCTAAAAGCGGGCAAGTAATCCCGAAGGGAAACAGTCCATAGGCTTATCTAATACAAAGGGATATAACCCTTACTATTGCGCTATTCTTCAGAATGTCCTAAACTTCCGAGAATACTTAACTTATACCCCAAGATGAAACCAATAAAGCTCACCCGCGCTCAGATCAAAGAAGGTCTAAAGCAAACCCCGATAGAACAAATACTCTTAGGTGCTGGTAATCCCGCTAAGGTTAATTTGACCTCAAAACAAAAGGCTTTCGCAAGGAAGGTAGCAGATGGATTACCCAAAGCACAAGCGTATAGAGAGAGCTATAACAGCAAGGCAACCAAGCAATCCCAAGCAGAGCAAGCAAGCAAGCTATCACGAACCCCCCAGATATCAACCATGATCGAGGCCTTCAAGGTGGCTAATAGTGCGCGGGAATATCTTTTACCCGAACAATTAAGAACCCTCACGATACAAAAGCTGGTAGAGATAGCCACAAGCGCAGACGCTAAACACTCGGCACAGCTAAAGGCCTTAGAGTTAATCGGCAAGTTAAACGATGTCCAACTCTTCTCAGAGCGTAAGGAGCATATCCACTTACACTCTTCTATTGATCTAAAGGGCAAGCTCTTGGAGTCTCTGCGCGTGGCCTTCCAGAGTTCACGCTCTATCAACGATATAGCCAAGCGCAAGGCGCAATCCCTACTGATAGAGCTAGAAGACGCGCAAACAATCGAGGCCGACCCGCCAACAATCGCAGAAACCGCGACCCCACCCACCCCGACCCACCCAAATTTTAGTGATTCAGAGGTTGGGGCTATGCATACTATTCCACACAATCAATCCGATTCCGTACCCATTTCTTCAAATCTCACTATAACACCTGTTATAGTGACAAATCCTTTAGAATCAAGCACTTCCGTGTCCATAGGGGTAAACCCGCACTCATTTAAAGATGATTCAGAGGGGGTAGGGGGTATAAAAAATTCACAGAGTAACAGTAAAGAATCTATAGAAAACACCCCCCTTATCAATTTGGAACAAAATGTGGAAAAAAATATATGAAAATTTCTGACGAGTACCCAGACTTACTTACGGCAGATGGTTTAGATGAAGCTATCCTTGGTGTAGTTGAGAGGATTGGAGTACAGGCTGTTTGTTATGACCTTGATAAGGTAATCTCTATCCTGATGGAAAGGGATGGGATGGATGAGGATGAAGCTTATGAGTTCTACCAGTTTAATATTGCTGGCGCGTGGGTAGGTGAATCTACTCCGCTATTTTTACAAAGGATGGAAAAATGATAGTTTTTGAAAAACCAATGGTCTGTAACCATTGTGGCAAGAGAATTTTATTTGGCCTGTTTTATAAATTGTTTTCAAATAAGTTATTTGGCAAATGGATCTGTCGTTGTGGCTGGCCTAAGTATTACTGGGACAGATTCAAATGACAGAGTTAGATGAGTTCCATGCATGGCGGGATAGACTAGATATGGAAGTATCTACTTTAGATAACTTAATAGCCTACCTAACACAGTTACGAGATGCTACCGCAATTCAGTCTTATCCTGGTGGTTTAAAGGATTTAGGGATTAGGAAGAAGCAACCTTTTGACCATTGGGTAGCTGGCGAAGGTGCAGGAAGTTCTACACCAATGAACTGGGGTGCTGGCATGGAGGATTGCGGAAAATGACTATGGAAGAGTTAGATCATAGGATTAACGAAGTTGCCAGCTATTTGAATTTACTCATCCATAAAAAGTGTTTAATGGAAAAGATTGAAGAGGGTCGTAAGGTAAGTGCAGAAATTCTGACTGAAAAACTATTGGAAAGATTATGCGAAAGAAAAGAGAAATGAGTCCCGCGCAAAAAGAGACGTTCCTGATTATTGATGAATACTGGCAGAACTTTGGTTTTGGCCCGACTATTGACGATATTATGAAAATGACAGGCGAGAAGGGTCGCGGGAATGTGGCTCGGAAGATGAGGACTTTGATTGAAATTGGAGTATGTAAAGGTATCGCTGGTAGGGCCAGGTCTATCCGTCCCGCCCATATCAAGCTTAGAAACCTCAAGTGAAAGTAGAAGAAATCCTAGCTCAGTTAATTGAGCTTCTCCCAGAAGAGGAAAGAAAACCCCTTCTTCCTTTAGCCGAATCTTTTACAGGTGCGGAGGAGCGCGAGGCAGGGCAGGATGATTTTCTGTCCTTTGTGCAATCCGTCTGGCCTGGGTTTATCTATGGCAGACACCATGCTTTAATGGCTCAAAAGTTTGAGGACATCGCAAATGGCAAATCCAAACGACTTATTATCAATATGCCACCGCGTCACACAAAGTCAGAGTTTGCTAGTTTTCTACTTCCTGCTTGGTATCTTGGTCGGTTCCCAAATAAAAAAATTATTCAATGTTCTAACACGGCTGAACTAGCAGTCGGTTTTGGACGAAAGGTTCGTAACTTAGTTGACTCGGATGCTTATGCCAAAATATTCCCTAATGTCTCTCTTAGGTCAGATTCCAAGGCTGCTGGTCGTTGGGCCACTAATGCTAATGGTGATTATTTCGCTATTGGTGTTGGGGGGACTGTCACAGGTAAGGGAGCGGATCTACTCATTATTGACGATCCTCACTCAGAACAAGAAGCAGCCCTAGCTTCTAACGATCCATCGGTCTTTGATAAGGTCTTTGAATGGTATACGTCTGGTCCGCGTCAGCGTCTCCAGCCAGGAGGGTCAATCGTTATCGTGATGACCCGCTGGGCTAAAAGGGACCTTACAGGCAAGATTTGTCAGTCGATTATCGACAGGGATGGGGAAGTCTGGGACATGATTAGTCTGCCAGCAATCCTACCTAACGGCAGACCTTTATGGCCTGAGTTTTGGAGTTTTAAAGAACTTGACGCGCTGCGCGATGAATTACCTCTTCCTAAATGGCAAGCTCAGTACCAACAAGATCCTACCTCGGAAGAGGGCGCGATAGTCAAAAGGGAATGGTGGAAGGAATGGGATCACGAAAGACCGCCCCAATGTAACTTCATTATTCAGTCTTGGGATACCGCCTTTACTAA